ATCTAAAGCGTCAGCTTCTGAGGATTTCGGGGGCGGACAGCAACCTGCACAGCCACAGTATGGACAGCCTGCACAGCCACAGTATGGGCAGCCTGCACAGCCACAGTATGGGCAGCCTGCACAGACTCAGATTGACCCTATAACAGGGCAACCCATAGTACAGGGCGGAGTTATGGGCTTATGATTAGGCTGTCGATAGACTTGGAAACCTATAGCAGTGTAGATATTAAAAAAGCAGGGGCGTACGCATATGTACGCTCTCCTGATTTTGAAATAATGCTTGCAGCGTATAGCTTAGACGGAGGGCCCGTGCAGATACTTGATTTTACAGAGCCTGACTTTAAATCCGGTATGGATTTACTTTACAGCCTGATAATCTCACAGGGCATAGAAAAATGCGCGTATAACGCAACGTTTGAATGGCTTTGCTTATCCAGGTATTACGGGCACGACTTACCACTAAACGGGTGGGCTTGTACAATGCACCACGGTTTATATTTAGGCTATCCCGGGGGTTTAGCGGCAATAGGAGAGGCTATAGGGCTACCACAAGATAAAAGAAAAATGGGTGTAGGTTTAAGCCTTATACGCAAGTTCTGTGTACCGCATAAGCCGTCAAAGAAGGATCCTAGGACAAGAATACTTCCACAGCACGAACCCGAAAAATGGCAACTGTTTAGAGAATACTGTAAGCAGGATGTAGTGACTGAAATGTCTATAAAAAATATCCTAGATAGACACCCTGTACCGGATGATGAAATGGAATTATGGCGACTGGATTTGATAATAAACAATACAGGTGTGGCCGTAGATGAGAAGCTCATTGAAGGGGCTTTGTATTGTTCACAGGCTATCACAGAGAGTCTTATGGAAGAAGCAAAGGAAATTACAGGGCTCAGTAATCCTAAATCGGTTCAGCAGTTAACTAAGTGGCTTGAGGAAGAGACGGGCGAAGAGGTGGACAACCTTAGAAAAGAAACGGTCTCAGGGATGATAAAAGACCTTGATAATGAAACGGCTGTAAGGATGCTTGAGATAAGGCAGGAACTTTCAAAGACTTCTGTAAAGAAGTATGACGCCATGAAGAACGCTCTTTGTGATGATGGAAGAATAAGAGGACTCTTGCAGTTTTACGGTGGAAACCGTACAGGTAGATGGGCGGGCAGGCTTGTTCAAGTACAAAACCTGCCAAGAAATCATATGGATATGATAGAGCTTGCAAGGGACTTAGTTAAGGCTAAAGACTTGGACAGCTTAAAAATGATATTCGGTAATATTCCTGATACTTTATCACAGCTTATAAGAACTACTTTTATTCCTGCGCAGGGTAATAAATTTATCGTTGCAGACTTCTCTGCCATAGAGGCAAGGGTAATCGCTTGGCTATCAGGAGAGAGTTGGAGACAAGAAGTATTTGCAACACACGGTAAGATTTACGAAGCTTCAGCATCTGCCATGTTTGGAGTACCTATAGACAGGATTAAAAAAGGTAATCCTGAATATGAACTCAGGCAAAAAGGAAAGATTGCGGAGCTTGCTCTAGGATATCAAGGCCACGTTGGGGCTTTAAAGGCTATGGGGGCCGACAAGATGGGGCTTAGTGATGATGAGCTTTTTGACATTGTTGCAAGATGGAGAGGATCCAATAAGAGGATAGTGGAGCTTTGGTACAAGTGTGAAAGTGCAGTTCTTACTGCAGTTCGTACAGGCACGGCTCAAAATGTAAACGGATGTACTTTCAGAAAAACAGATAATTTTATGATTGTTACTTTGCCGTCTGGCAGAGAATTATTCTATATAAACCCTACACTTAAGATCAATGAAAAGGGTAAAGAACAAATGTTTTACATGGGTGTGGAACAGGGCACTAAGAAATGGGGCGAAATAGGCACCTACGGCGGAAAGATAGTCGAGAATATCGTACAGGCGATAGCAAGAGATTGTTTGGCGCTAAGTATGAAAAAGACTGCAGCTAAAGGGTTTAAGGTGGTAATGCATATACATGATGAAATGGTCATTGACAGCCCTAAAGACAGAGAACTTAAAGAGCTTACGGATATAATGGCTGAGCCCGTACCATGGGCACAAGGGCTGATACTGCGCGGTGACGGTTTTGAATCAATGTTTTATAAGAAGGACTAAACTATGACGGATAAAAAGCTGACTATTTCCATTGCTGCCAGTCGCTTCTCTACCAAATGGCAGAGACAGACAATATGGTGGTCGGAATTTATAAAAAAATTAGAAAATCCTGTAAGGTCGCCTGAGACACTGGAACACTTCTTAAGCCTTCCTAAATCCAAGCAGGATGAACTTAAAGATGTAGGCGGTTATGTGGGAGGCGCTCTCATAGACGGCCGTAGAGGTGCAAGAAGCGTAGAGAGCAGGGATTTAGTTACGCTTGACCTTGACAATATTCCAAGCGGAATGACAGAAGAGGTTTTAAAGAAAATATCCCTACTTGGCTGTGCCCTTTTGGTACACAGTACAAGAAAGCACGAACCCGCAAGGCCAAGGCTTAGAGTAATTATTCCGCTTGCAAGCACCGTAACAGCTGAAGAGTATGAACCGATAGCAAGAAAAGTCGCAGAGCTTATAGGTATAGAGTGGGCAGACCCAACAACGTTCCAAGCTTCAAGGCTTATGTACAACGCAAGCTGCAGTAGTGACAGCATATATATTTTCAAAGTTCTTGACGGTGGATTCTTAGACCCTAAAGGCGTGTTGGCAATGTACAAAGACTGGCACAATCACTTAGAATGGCCACTTGTACCGAACGAAGCTCAAAAGTATACCCATTTGGCCGACAAGCAACAGGATCCAAGAGAGAAGAGCGGAATCATAGGTGCCTTTTGTAGAACTTACGACATCTACAGGGCTATGGACGAACTTATTCCGGGGGCTTACTTAAGCACAGAACACGAGGACAGATATACCTACTCAGGAGGTTCAACGGCGGGAGGTGCAATCGTATATAACGGGCTGTGGCTGTATTCGCATCATGCTACAGACCCTGCAAGCGGAAGACTGTGCAATGCTTGGGACCTTGTAAGACTTCATAAGTTCAGTGACTTGGATGCGGATACAAAGCCGGATACACCGACAAATAAATTACCTTCTTATTCGGCAATGGCGGAGTTTGTAAGAGGCATTAAAGAGGTATCTGTGCTTTTAACTAAAGAGAGATACGAAGAGGCAAGCGGAGAGTTTAAAACTGCCGTAGTAGATGATAACAGCGACTGGATGGCAGGACTTAAAATCAACGGCAACGGAGCGGTGGAAAAGACAATAGGCAATATAAGCCTGATACTTGATAACGATCCGTTACTAAAAGATAAAATAGCTCTCGATGAATTCGCATGCAGAGGTGTTGCACTTGGAGCACTTCCTTGGAATAGCGAAGAAGAAAAAAGACAGTGGAACGATACGGATGACGCAGGCCTTAGATGGTATCTTGAAAGTGTATACGGAATTACGGGTAAAGATAAAATATATGATGCAACCGCTTTGTGTGCCCACAAGCACGCTTTTAATAGCGTTAAAGACTATTTAACAGGACTTAGTTGGGATGGAGTGCAAAGGCTTGAGAATCTATTTATAGATTATTTCGGGGCTGAAAACAGCCTTTATATAAAAGCAGTTACAAGAAAATCTTTCGTTGCAGCAGTAACAAGGGTAATGCAGCCGGGGGCTAAATTTGACAACATGGTGATTGTATCAGGGGCGCAAGGCATAGGCAAGAGTACTTTCTTTGCAACGCTCGGCGGTGATTGGTTTTCCGACAGCCTTATGACTTTTGAGGGAAAAGAAGCAGCGGAGCTCATACAAGGTAGATGGATAGTAGAAGTCGGAGAGCTTAGTGGTATGTCTAAGTCAGAGACTAATACGGTAAAGCAATTTCTTTCAAAGACCGACGATATATACAGAGAAGCATACGGAAGAAGAACAGCACAATTTCCCAGAAAATGCGTATTCTTTGGAACGACAAATGATAGCGAATACTTAAGGGACCCGACGGGGAGCCGTAGGTTTTGGCCGGTGGATGCGGATCCGCTTAAAACCACAAAATCTGTTTTTAATGACCTCCCAAAAGAAAGGGACCAGATATGGGCAGAGGCGTACTTCTACTGGCAGTTAGGCGAGAAGTTACACCTTCCAAAAGATATAGAGGCTATGGCAAGACTTGTACAAGAAGAGCATAGAGAGGTTTCTATTAAGACAGGAATGGTAAGGGAGTTCGTAGAGAAAGAAGTACCGGAAGGATGGAATACTTACAGCTTGGAGCAAAGAAGAGCCTACTGGTCCTTTGAGTACAAAACATACAAAGGTAATACTGTAAAAAGAGATAGAATATGTGCAGCGGAGATCTGGACAGAGTGTTTTGGCAAAGACGCAAGCACGGCGAGAAGGCAAGATACTATAGAAATAAATAATATTTTGAGTAGCCTGGACGGGTTTGAATATAATGCTAAAGTTATGAAATTCGGATGCCATGGAGACCAAAGAGGGTATAAAAATGTTGGATTTTAGGGGGCAACATTCAGGGGCAACATTAGGGCATAAGGGCAACATTCTAAAATTTTATAGGGGCAACATTGACGTTTAGAATGTTGCCCCAATGTTGCCCCTTAAAGCCTTGATTTATAAGGGTTTGTATTATAAGGGCAACAGCAACATTAAGTATATAACTATATAAAATAGAGAAAATAGAGCGTACATTCCGCGTCTAATCCGCCTATACGCGTATATATATAGGGAAATGTGCCAATGTTGCCCCAAAGGAGAAAAATGAGAGAACGAGAGATTGAAGAGTATTTAAGACTTGGAGTGAAAAAGCTGGGAGGTATAGCTTTCAAGTTTACATCTCCGGGCAATGCGGGGGTACCCGATAGGCTTGCAGTAATGCCCGGAAACAGAATTTACTTTGTAGAGCTTAAAAGACCCGGAGGAAAAACAAGCCAACTACAGGACAGGCAGATAGGCAGGCTTAAGGATTTGGGTTGCAAGGTTTTTGTGATCGACAGTAAAGAGGGGGTAGACAAATTTTTAAATGATATTCAAAGCGCATAATTATCAAAGATATTGCATTGAAAGAATAATATCGCAAAAAGAAATTGGACTGTTTCTTGACATGGGGTTAGGGAAAACGGTAATAACTTTGACCGCACTTAATGATTTGCTTTACAACCGCTTTGAGATTTCAAAAGCCTTAGTCATAGCGCCGAAAAAGGTTGCAGAAGGAACTTGGGCACTTGAAGCGGATAAATGGGAGCATTTAAGGCATTTAAGAATAAGCACCTGCCTTGGTAGTAGCGCAAAAAGGATTAGAGCACTTTGTACACCTGCAGATATTTATGTTATCAATCGTGAGAATGTGTCTTGGCTTGTGGATTATTACAAAAACGATTGGCCTTTTGATACGGTGGTTATTGATGAGCTTTCAAGTTTTAAAAGTAGAGAAGCAAAGAGGTTTAAAGATTTGAAAGCTATAAGGTCCAGAATAGATAGAATTATAGGCCTTACAGGAACACCGGCTCCCAACGGTTTAATGGATCTGTGGGCGCAAGTGTATCTGCTTGATAAAGGGCAAAGGCTTTATAAGACTATTACTCAATACCGTAACAGGTATTTCGACAGCTACACGGCGGATGCATCGGGTAGACAAAACTATACGCCTAAAGACGGGGCCAAAGAGCTTATATCTAAAGAGCTATCAGACCTTTGCATATCAATGCAGGCGAGTGATTATTTAGAGCTTCCTGACCTTGTTATAAATCCAATGTATGTGGTTTTAGACGCCAAGGCCGATAAAGCTTACAGAGAATTTGAAACGGAGTACATATTGCAAATCCCTGATGGGGAAATATCTGCTACAAACGGCGCTGCACTTTCAAATAAGCTTTTACAGCTTTGTAACGGTGCAGTGTATGACGAGGATAGAGGGGTTCATCACATACATGACTGTAAGATGGATGCACTGAAAGAGATTATAGAATCCCTGAAGGGGCATAATATTTTATTGTTCTACAGCTTCCAGCATGACAAAGAACGAATCATGAAAGAGTTCCCGCAGTGCAGAGAGTTAAAGACAGTACAGGATCAAAAAGATTGGAACGATGGCAAAATAGAATTATTGCTTGCGCATCCTGCAAGTGCAGCCTACGGGCTTAATCTACAAGATGGCGGTAATCACATGATATGGTTTGGCCTTAACTGGTCTTTGGAACTGTACCAACAGGCACTTAAAAGGCTTCACAGACAAGGACAAAAGCAAAAGGTTATAGTTCATCAATTACTCGTAAAGGGTAAGCGTGACGAGGACGTGGCTAAGGCGCTTGAGGGCAAGAGCGATACACAGCAGGCCTTGCTTGACAGCCTAAAGGCCAGAATACAAGAAGTAAAAGAGAGGATTAGAAAATGATAGATTTTGGAAAAATACAGGCGGATGCAGTGAAAAATATTTGTAAGTCAAAAATTACAGGCAAAGCAGCGGATTATAGAATTTATAGCGCTGTCACGATAGATGGGAACACATATATACCGCTTGTGTACAAAGGAATATCAATATACCTGATACCGGAGAAATACAGTTTATTAAATCCTGCATTTGCGGAAGTCGGCAATCCGATGGTAGAGAAGATATTTAAGAGCGCAGAAGACGCATATCAGCTGACGGATACAAAGATGATAAAGCTTCTATCAGACGGAAGACAGCTGAAAGAGTTTAAGACAAAAGCGAGTAAATCAATTTTTGTAGATGAAAAACTTATAAAGCCATTTGGTCAGGGCATAAGGTACTACGCAAACGAAAATAGCGATATTGTTTACATAAAAGAGGTTGAGGAGTTTTTAGGATTAGCGTTTGCTACACGTGTGAAGGAGAATGAACAATGACAAGAAAAGAAATATTAGCAGAAGCAGAAAAGTGCGTATGCAGTGACAGAAATTTACAGTACGGAGAGCCGGAGGATAACTTTTTAAGAATAGCAACACTTTGGAATGCGTATCTTGGGAAAATGTATGTGACATCATACGACGTGGCTGTGATGATGTGTCTTTTCAAGATTGCAAGGTTACAAGGCAGTGCATTTGAGAGCATTGACAGTTGGGTAGACTTGATCGGATACGCTGCATGTGGTGGTGAGATAGCTACTAGAGGTGAAGAAGATGGAAGATAAGAGAAAAGAAGAGTTGCAGGATATAATGCGTGAAGAAATGTCAAAAGCTGTAAAATTAGATAACGTTATAAATTTACTCATTATTGACGACGTCAAAATTCCTGAAGGCACAATTAAGACGCTAGAAGTGTACTGGAAAAACATCTAAGAGTATATATGAAAGCGTTTGATGAGCTGTACATGGAGGAGAAGAGGAATGACTAATCCGGCAAACAAATTAAAAG